AAGCCCCGCCGGCATGATCTGCTGGCGGGGCCCTCCGTCGTACTGGGCCATGGACGCGGCTTTCACCCGCGGGGGATGCTAGCGCAGCATCTTCTTGAGCTGCTTGCGCTCGTGCTGGGCCGCGGAGCTCGCGGCGCGGATGCGCTGCTCGAGGCGCTTCGGGCACTCGGCGTAGGCCAGGCGCCCGATGTGGGAGCGCAGCGGCTTCATCGTGCGGTCGATGCGGTCGATCGCCGCGCTGATGCGCTCGAGCCGGCGCGCGCTGGTGGGGTCGCTCTTCCGTCGGGCCTTCTCGCGGACGGCGAGCGCCTTCGCGGTCGCGTCCTCGACCTTGCCGGCGTCGCGTTCGGCCTTCTCGGTGTCGATGATGGTGGTCGTCATAGTCCTCCTTTCAATAGTGGGGGCTACGCCCCAGTCTAGCAGCGAAAAAGGGCTCTGCCATGGGGAAAACAGGGGTGAAGTGGGTAGAGTCGTCAACTGGGTAACTTCACCCCCTAGAGATTTGGCTTGATCAAGCGGTTTTCTGGCACGAAAACCGTGGGGACTCTTAGTAAAGAGTCCCTCGGTTTCTTGGGCCACCCCAGTTTTGGACGACGGAAGAGGACGAACGAGGCGGAACGGCTGCCAGAATCAGGACGATGGACTTGACGAAGACGATCCGCGAGCTGTACTCGCCCGGCAGCGACCGCAAGGCCGTCGTCGCCGCTGACTACCGAGCGAACGAGCCCGCCATCTTCCCCGGCCAGAACCACTCCCGCCTCGGGGTGCGCGGAGCCTACGCCCACCTGAGCTCGTTCGCCGGCGACAACGCGATCGACTGGGTCTTCGACTGCGCGAACCTGATCGGCGAGACCGCGGCGCACGCGGACTACCACTTCGAGCGCGAGGGCGAGGCCCTGGTGCCCGAGCTCCTGCCGGAGCACGACTCCGACACCCAGGAGGCCCCTAGCGACCTGAGCAAGCTGTTCAGCCAGCCGAACCCGTGGGCCACATGGTCTGACTTCTTCTACCTCCTGCTGATCGACTACCTGATCGTGGGCAATGCCTTCTGGCTGAAGCACAGGGTCGACGACCAGGGCCGGCCGCTGGCGCTGTACCGGCTCATGCCGCAGTACCTCTCCGTCGTCCCCGGCAAGACGCGGCTGATCGACGGCTTCGAGTACCGCGTCCCCGGCAAGCAGCCCGTCGTCTTCCCCCCTGAGCAGGTCGCGCACTTCAAGCGGCCGAACCCCCACAGCGAGTATCTCGGCGCGGGGATCATCGCCGGCGCGCCGCGCATGTACGACATCGAGCTCGCCATGACCGAGAGCCAGGCCGCCTACTACGAGCAGGGCACCCGCCTCTCCGGCGTCGTGGAGTCCGAGCGCACGATCCAGAAGTCGACCCTCGACAAGATCATCCGCGAGTTCAGCTCGCTGTACTCCGGCGCGCGCAACTCCTGGCAGATCGCGACCCTCGAGCGCGGCCTGAAGTTCAAGGCGATCCAGGCCAACGCCGCGGAGGCCGAGTTCCGCCACCTCGGCCCGATCAGCCGCGACCGCATCCTGGCGATGTTCCGCGTCCCTGGCCCCCTGCTGGGCCTGACCGGAGGCTTCGACCGCCAGGCCGTCAAGGAGTCCCAGCGGATCTTCGACAACAAGACCATGCGCCCCCTGCTCGACTCGCTGCAGGCCGCGATCACCGCGTCGATCGCGGAGGCCTGGGGCCTCGACTTCAAGATCGACTACGAGTACACGATGCCCGTCGAAGACCAGCTCGAGCTCGCCGCGGACGTCGCGACGATCCCCGGCATGCGCGTGCGAGAGGTGCGCGAGGCCGCCGGGTACGACCCGCTCGGGGATGAGCGCGATGACATCGTGTTGAACTTGCCGATGGAGAACGAGACCGGGGACAACCCCGACATGCCCGTTGCCAATTCTGGCGAGGGGGGCCGCCCGCCGGCGCGCGAGAAGACTTCGGCCTTCCCCAGCGCCGGCGCGGAGCTCCCGCAGGGGGCCGAGGCCAGGCGCAAGGCGCTCGACGCCGCGTCGCTCGAGATCCGGCAGACCATCAAGTCCGCCCGCAAGAAGCTGCGGGAGGTGGAGAATGCGAAAGCGCCGGCGTAGACTGCCCCGCAACAAGGCTCGCAAGGTGCGCCGCCGGTTCGGGATGACGAACGTGAAGCCGCACGGGCGCGAGCCCCGCGGCCCCAACCGCGGCAAGCCGCGCGTGTCGGTCAGGAAGTACCGCCGCGGGGTTGCCAGGTGAGGTAGACTGGGCACATGCCCCTCCCCGGCGACCCCAGCAACGACGTCTGCACTTGCGTGGAAGGGATGCCGCGCTACCAGCTCCTTGACTGCAACTACCACCGCAAGATGCTGTGGCCGGCCGAGATCCACCGGCTCGAGCAGGAACGCGCGCCGTACATCCCGCCGCCGGACTCCCCCGCCGGCGTCAACGGGGACGAGGCCGCGTCCGACCCTGACCTTCGGGAGGCCGAGGTCTACGCGACCGGCCCCGACCTCGACAAGCCGTGTACCTGCCCTCCCGGCGTCTGCCACAAGCCCGCCGGCGGGCTTAACCCAGGCTTCTACTGCGAGGAAGAGCGCGCCCAGGACGTCGGGGCCGAGCGCGCCGCCGACGAGAACATCGACGACGTTCGCGAAGAGCGCCTCGACCCCGGCGACGACTTCACCGTGGCGGGCGAGCTCCGAATTTACATCGGCGCCGACGACGACGGCACGATCGGGACGCGCTTCCGTGCGCTGGACATGACGCACCCCGAGATCATCGGGGCGCTGCGGATGGTCGAAGCGATGGTGATGCGCCAGGCGCTCGGGCAGGCTCGGGATGTCTGACGACGACGGCCCCTACGCCGGGTACGAGCCCGACAGCGCCGACAACATCCCGCCGACCGGCGCCGTCCGCCCGCACGAGGGCACCGTCACCTTCCGACCGCGCGAGTGGCAGCTTCGCGGCGCCGTCGCGCTGATCGCGGCCGAGGGAGGCGAGTTCCGCGCGGGCCATGCCTGCCGGCCGGTGACGATCCCGTACCCGATGCGCGGCCGGCGCATGCCGATCCGCGTCAGCACCACCGGCTGCGGCGAAGAGCTGATGGTCGACCTGCCCTACGAGAACGAGGGCGGCGGCACCGTCACCAAGGGCCTCGCGACCTGCTGCCTCGTCGACGACGCCGTCACGTTGATGCCGCGGTTCGCGCCGAATCCTGATACGGTCGACGAATTGCTATGAGCCCGCTCGCCCTCTTCATCCTCGTTGCCGCGATCATCGCGGCCGCGTGCCACTCGCCGGTGCAGGCCGGCATCGCGACGGCCGTCTGGATCTTGGCGCTCGCCGTGCAGCTCGCGTGGCAGGCCGGCGTCGGCATCGCCGAGCCCGAGGTCAAGCTGCGCCCCGACGAGCCCGGCTCGCCGGACGACGCGCTTCCGGTCTAGCCCCCTTTGGTACACTTCCAGTGGGGCCGCCGGGTTCCGGCCGGTCGCCGCGGGAATGGTTCCGCGGATGATCTCGGCAGACGTGGGTTCGACTCCCACCGGCTCCACTCCCCCGTCGGCTGCGGCGACTAGGTCAGAGACTGCGATGTCGACACGCGAGCCGGCCGAACAGCGGGTAGGCCGCCCGTTGGCTCCGGTTGGTGAGGCCGGCGGGGGAACTCTTTCTTGGCGGACGGGCCCGTAGTCTGGGCCCATGATCGAACAGTCCGCACCATTCGTCGTCGACCACACCTTCGACGGCAAGGCAATCACCAAGAGCGCCGACGGCGACCTCTACATCGAGGGGTGGGCCGCGGACTGGGGCGCCGACGATCAGGACGAGGCCTTCGAGCCTGACGCCTTCAAGTCGGCCATCGACGACTTCATGTCCCGCGACCGCCCGCTGCTCTATCACCACGGCGGGCTCGCCCTCGGCCAGGTCGAGCAGCTCGAGCTCCGCCCGCAGGGCCTGTGGATGAAGGCGCGGGTCGACAAGCCCGAGCCCGGCACCGAGGCGATGGACGTCTTCAACAAGATCCAGCGCGGCACCATCCGCGGGCTGTCGACCGCCGGCCGGTTCTGGCGGCGGCTCAACTCGGAGAAGAGTTCCGACCTCGATGCGTCCGTGAAAATCTGGAAGGCCCGGCTCCGCGAGATCAGCGTGACGCCGATTCCGGTCTCGCCGACCACACTGTTCAATGTCAGCGAGAAGGCATTCTCCGACCCGGCCAACGTCGACACTGACATCGACGAAGAGACCCTGAGACTGCTTGACGAAGCGGTGCTGACCACCAAGGCCATCGTCGACGAGCTCGAGAAGCTCGCACCTCCGATGGCGGACGACTGAGCCCTGTCACACCGGCCTGTACGGTTTTACCAATGGAGACCCGAGAGCTGAATGCCATCCTCGAAGACCTTGGCGAGACCAAGGAACGAGTTGAGTCCGTCGCCGGTCGCATCGACGAGGCGAGCACCGAGGATCAGAAGGCCCTGAAGGGCGAGCTCGGCCAGCTTGGCGAGCGCCTTCAGGAACTCGAGACCGAGAAGGATCTCCGCCTCGCCGAGGAAGAGCGTGCCGGCCTCAAGGCCGAGGTGCAGCGCCTGGGTGGGGCAATCGAAGAGCTTCGCAAGCCGGGTTCACCCGCGTTCGAGTTCGTTGGCGGCGTCCCCGCCGGCGCCGACGCCAAGTCCGGCATCTACCTGGCCGACGAGCAGGGCCTCCGAGAGAACAGCTTTTACGCCGACGTCCGCCTCGCGGGCCGCGGCCACCAGAAGGCGTTCGACCGCCTTCGCGAGAGCGCCGAGGCTTCCGGCCGCGACGTCAAGGCCATGGTCGAGGGCACCGACTCCGCCGGTGGCTACCTCGTCCCGACTGAGGTCAGCGACGAGCTCGTCCGCCTCAAGGAGTACGCCACGCCGCTCCGTCGACTCTTCAGCTCGATTCAGGTCACGTCCGACAAGCTCGAGATCGCCCAGCAGACGGGCGGACTCGTCGCCGCATGGACGGACGAGCTCGCGACCAAGACTGCTGCCGACTTCACGTTCGGCCAGATCAGCGTGTCGGTCTTCACCGCCGCCGGCCTGGCGGTCGTGTCGAACCAGCTTCTGCAGGACGCCCGCCCCTCGATCGACGGCCTGATCAATCAGGATCTCGCCAAGCGCATCGCGATCCTCGAAGAGAAGGCGCTGATCGACGGCTCCGGCACCGGCCAGCCTCGAGGCATCCTCAACACTTCCGGCATCAACGCTGTTACCTACACCGACGCCACGCCGACCGCCGGCGAGACCCTGGACGTCATCATCGACGCCATCGCCGCGGTGCAGGATCAGGGCAAGACGGAGCCGAGCGACATCGCTCTGCACCCGAAGCTCTGGACGCGACTGATTAAGTCGCGGGAGTCGGACGGCCACTACACGATCGAGCCGAACTTCCAGAATCGGGCGAGCCAGGGCGCGCTGCCCAGCCGCACGCTCTTCGGTATCCCGGTCACCCTGGCCTACAACATCCCGACCAACAAGGGCGCCGGCACCAACGAGACCAAGATCATCGTCGGAGACTTCAAGCAGGGCCTGATCCTTGACCGCATGGGCTTCACGGTTGACGACAGCTCCCACGTCTACTTCACGTCCAACCAGACGGTGTTCCGAGGGGAGTCGCGAGTCGGCTTCACCGCGGCCCGTGACCCGAAGGCTTTCGCCGTCGTCGGCGGAACCGGACTGATCGTCTAGGAGGCGAACGAGCTTATGGCAGACAACGAGATCACGCGCAGCGACGCAGGCGACGTCGAGAAGGTGAACGTCGACGAGGTCATCCTCCCCGGCGATCCCCGCCACGGCGTCCACAACCCGACCGGAGGCCCTTCGGACGCCCTCGACGTCCATGACGCCGAGACCCCGAACGAGGTCAGCGGCGACGAGGCCCCGCAGGTCGACGTGCCCGAGTCCAAGAAGCAGAAGGACGCCAAGGCCGCGCAGGTCACCGAGGTCAGCGAAGACGACGTCGAGGTGGTCGCTCCTGAGACCGACGGCGTGATCTACGTCACGGTCGAGCGCAACGACGACGGCTCCGTGAAGAGCGTCAGCAACGAGCCGCCTTCGGCGAGCTCGTCCAGCTCGAGCTCCGAGTAAACCTTAGCCCCCCGCTTGGGAGGCATCCAACTGGACGGGCGCTTGGGGGTGGCGTCCGTCCTTCTCTTTCCATGGCGAACGCCTCGGTAGTCTGACCTCATGGCTATCGCTTCCGGCGACATCAAGTACCGCCTCTCCGGCGGCGCGGCGCAGTCCGACCCGAACCTCTCGCTCGGTGGCGCCAAGTCCTCGGTGGAGCTCGTCGACAACACGGCGAACAACATGTTCGACGACGTCACCGGCACCGAGCACACCGCCGGCGACGTTGAGTACCGCGCCATTTACATCCACAACGGCCACGGCTCCCTGACCCTGACCGGCGCCGTGGTCTGGATTCAGTCCGACACCTCGGGCGCCGACTCCGACATCAGCATCGCCGTCGGCACGGCCGCCGTGAACGGCACCGAGCAGACGGTTGCGAACGAGTCCACGGCGCCCTCCGGCGTGTCGTGGTCTGATGCCGCGGTCAGCCGCGCGACCGGCCTGGCCTTGGGCAACCTGCCGGCCGGCCAGCACAAGGCCGTCTGGATTCGCCGCACCATCACCGCCGGCTCTACTCCCCAGGCCGCTGATACCTGCGCCGTGCAGGCCGGCGGCGATACCCTCTAGGGGGCGCGCATGGCGCTGGCAGGCGACTCCATTGACGTAACGCCCGGCACGGGCGCTGTCGTCGCGACGCACACGGTCGGCTCGAAGGAGCATCAGGTGATGATGGCCGCGGACGCGAGCGGCCACATCGTCGGCACGAAGCCGCACTACGTCTACACCATCCCCTCGCAGGTTCACGTCGCGGCCGCCAACGCCGTTCACTGGGATATGTTCAACGCCGACGCAACGCTCGTCGTGCGGGTCGTGTCGATCCGTCAGATCCCGAACATCACGACCGCCGTCACCGGCGTCGTCTTCGACTGGCTGCTCGAGCGCACCACGTCCGCCGGCACCGGCGGCACCGCGCAGACCGCCTGGCTGCCTGACACCGCCGACACCGCGCTGGACTCGGACATCACTTGCCGCTCCAAGCCGTCCGGCGGCGCCTCGCAGTCCACCGACATCTTCAACTACTCGCTCTCGTCCGAGGAAACGAACGCGGCCACGATTCAGGTCGCCTCGCAGGGCGGCCTCGAGCTCGTGCCGCCGATCCTGGGCGTCGTCGACCGGCCGGCGAAGGGTATCGTGCTCCGCCAGAACCAGGGCCTCCGGTGCGTGCAGGTCACGAACTCGGTCGCGGGCAACACGGGCTGGCTGATTCAGTTCACCGTGGAGTAGGCCCATGAGCCTCACTCTGCTGCTGCGTACTCCGCCCTCGCCGGTCGACGGCGGCGTCCTCGACTTGAAGTGGGACACCTACATTCAGGTCATGGGCCCCGAGCTGAACCCCAACCCTGACTTCACCACGACGATCGACGACTGGACGGCGATTGGCTGGGACGGGGTGGGCTACGACGAGACCAGCGTGGACACTTTCGAGTGGGTAACCGGCGCCGATCCGTACCTCCACTACCTGCACACCGCCATCGACAGCAGCGCGCACAACTACGGGGCTGTCCTCGGTGACTTCGCGGGCGACTTCTACTACCCCTACACGGCCGAGAAGGTGGATGCCGCCGGTTCCGACAAGTTCATCGTCGAAATCGACATTGAGGTGCTTCAGCGCGGCGCGATCAGTCCGTGGCTCCACATACCCTTCCTCGCCGAGGGGATCGGCAAGAGGGCAGAGCTCCGCATTCAGATCCCGGCCGGAACCCAGCGCCAGAAGGTGCGCTTTATCGGCGGCCCGCAGGACGACATGGCGAACGGGGGCATCTACGCCCACGAGGTTACGCGGATGTCTTTGATGGTGGGGAACGACGCCGGCTCTTGGGGCGAAAACTTGACGATTGGCGAGACCCTCGAGTTCAGGCTCTACAGCGTGCGGATCGCCCAGCTCGACGGCGAGCCCCAGGATCTCAAGTGGGACATGATCGCGCAGGTCAACGGCCCCTCCCAGGAGCTGATTTGGAACACCGTCGCGGAGGTCAATGGCCAGGTCGAAGAGCTGATCTGGAACACCTTCGCGCCCGTCGACGGCAACCCGCAGGAGCTGCTCTGGAACATGGGCTCTGCGGTCAACGCCGCGTCGGCGACGCTGAAGTGGGACACCATT